ATCCCGAAGGATCACTAGAGCGTTTTATAAACGACTTTGAAACACATCAGTATACACCTGAAGAGTTTAGCGACATCTTACGTCAGATCAATGCAGCAGATGAACTAGCTGGTGCTGACATCAATGTTATCGAAGGTTTGATGACAAAGAATATTTCAGATGCAGAACTGAATAAATTAAAAATGGACAAGGAAGCAGCGCAGAACATAGCGGAACTAACTGGTATGTTACGTAAACACGCTAATGCTTACTCTGGTAGAAACCTACAAGAGATTCAAGACTTTATGACGTATCGCAAAAAGATTGCTGATGCGGAAGGTAAAGAGTTTGATTACGAAGCAGCAGTGAAGAGTGCTTCTCAAAAAGTTTACAACAGAAAGCTACAGAAGATTATAGATGAACATGACGTAGAAGTAGACAAAGCGTTAAAGGCTAAGGACTACGAAGGTGCATCTAAGTTACGCGAACTGCGTGATGCTGATCCAGAGTTCCAACGAATACTGGATGAGATGGCAGAGCTAGACATTGAACGTACCGTGGGTGTTAAACCTGACGCTAGATTAGATGAGAAGTTCTTAGAAGCTTCTATCTCAGGTGTGTTTAGTATATCTACCATTGTCTTTAACACGGTGTTCCCAGCAATGAAGGTAGCCTTCTACCCAATGCTTGATACGATTATTAGTGACCCACTAAACCGTATGGCTTGGAAGAAGAGCCTTAAAATCTACTCACAGATGCAAGGGTCGCTGCAAGCGTCTTTAGTATCTGCAAGAGCTGCTGCTCGGTATGAGCAAACAATGCTTACCGCTGACCCTTCACGTTTCTTAGAAGGCGGTGTAAAGATCGAGTCTATCTTAGGATCAACAGAAGCTGCTAAGTTTATGCGTTTCTTCCCGCGCCTTGTTGGTGCATCGGATGCGTTTAACCAAGAGATTGCAGCAGTAGCTAGTCTAACAGCAGACGGTTTTGATCGTCTACTAGATGAGGCTGTAGAGAAAGGTCTTAAGGGTAAGGACATTGAGAAGTACATCGATGACAACATCCAAAAGCAAATTGATAAAGGTTACGACTTCCACATTACAGAGAAGAAACTAAAACCTATCTACGAGCTTGGAGCGAGAAAAGGCAAGACAGGTAAAGACCTAGAGGATTTTGTTAATGCAGAAATTAAGCAGATGGGCGAAGGCGCATTTAAAACGCTTAACGATACGGCTTCAGTGGCTGACCTTAGAGCGCAAGCACAAAAGTTATTTGCGGAAGGTACACCAGAGGCGATGCGATTAGCAAAAGCAATAACAAAAGAAGCTGATAGTATACAAGAGACAGGTGAAGCTGCTTTAGATTCTGTACAGACGTTATTGTACAAGAAAGACTTTAGTGCAGACGGAGCGTTACCAGAGCGTATGGCGAAAGCTTACGAGGACTGGACAAGAGATAAAGCTTGGTCTCGTGCTATTGGTAACTTATTCTTTAGGACACCAGCATGGTTGTTCCATGAGTCTATGCGTTTAACTCCAGCAGTGAACAGTCTACTACCACAGTTTAGAAATGACATGGCTGGTATTAACGGAGCAGCAAGAGCAGCGAGAGCTAAAACAGAAGCAGCAGTAGCTTACTCATGGATGCTTTACGTTATTACTAAGTATGCAGAAGGTTCTATCTCAGGTAGTCCTAATGTTGACTACACCATGACAGGGGAAAAGAATAAATCTACAATGCGTCCGTTGACCATTAAAGACCCGTTCTTTTTCGATGGTGGTAAAGAAGTCTCGTTTGCTAGATGGGAGCCGCTGCGTATTCCAGCTACGATTGTAACGAATGCCCTTGAGGGTTATTTAGATTACCAAGAGAAGCAGAACATGGACGGTGTTGCCGCTGATGATGGTGGTATGCCAGATGAAATCATGGCTGCTTTCGGTGTAGGTTTTGCTACAGCTATCTCTGCGGTTCGTGACTCTGCCTTAACACAAGGCGTGTCTGATACAGTAGGCACAGTGGCACGATTTACTGGTCTGATGGAAAGTCCTGAAGGCGAGGATAAAGCCAAAGCTGCGGACTTGTTTGCTAACTTTGTCCTAGATAAATCCCTGCAAGTTGTTCCTAGCTCTATCAAGAAGTTTCAAGAAGCAGCAATAGGTAATGCACCTTTAACACAGCCTGTAGGTATTAAAGATAAACTAATCAGGTCTATTAACCCTTACCACACATCGCTACCAAGACGTTACGATACGTTTGGGTGGGCTATGGAGCGTGAAATATCTTATGCTCAAGTTACTGGTTTTGGCGCAGCTACTCCTGAAGATTTAGCACAAGGTAGAAGTAAAGACCACATGGCATCTCTTGATTACTTAGCTAAGTTAGAAAATCTAGGTTACGGTAACTTCACTCGTCAAAAGATAAGAGATGATCGTTTCCCTGATAAAGACTTACGAACAATCGAGATCGTTTATAACGGCAAAAATATGTCATTGTTTGATGCAATGATGCAGGAACTTTCACAAGATGAGGTGTTGGTTGAGAACGTACTGTTCTATTCTAAAGCAAACAACTTACCTATGGGTTCTCCTTTAAATACTAAGACACACGGTATGCGTGTAACTGAAACGAAAAAAGCAATTAATGATGCACGTAACCGTGCGCTTGATAATGTAATTCTTCAGAACGACAAACTTAACAGTCAAGTTCAAGACAAGAACTACTTTGAATTACTACTACAATCTGGTGGTTCTACTAATCGTGGAAACATCTCATTAACAGGCGAATAATAGGAAAATCAAATGACAGACACTTTACACTCTATAAATGAGTACGACTACACGGGGCAAAGCGACTTTGTTGTCCCCAGTCACCAACAAGCCAGTGACATTGTTGTTCTGGTAAACGATGTTGTCAAAACACAAGGTACTGATTATACCCTAACAGGTAGTCTGGTAGTTTTCGACACTGGCTTCACCCCTTCAAACGGAGATAAGATAAGTATAAGGCGTGAGACAGCATCCGCAACTAGAGCAGTAGACTTTGCGTCTGGTTCAATGCTTAAAGCAGAGACCCTAGATAAAGACTCTAACCAAATCTTCTTCATGGCTCAGGAAGCTCTTGATAAAGCTGATAGAATTGCTGGAGATTACAACGCTAGGTATTTCGGGTCTTCTGCGGTAGCTCCTACATCAGCTTCTGTTGGTGACCTATGGTTCGACACTAGCGTTAACACCATGAAAGTGTATCGAACAGACAGTGGATGGCAACCAGCAACTTCTAGCGTCTCCAATGCTGTTAGAAGGGCAGCAATTACACTTACTACATCACAGTCCACCTTTTCTGGGGGTAGTTATGATATTGGCAATATAGATATATATCTTAACGGTGTTAAACTAGTTGCTAGACTGGACGCAAACACACCTAACGACTATACGGCTGACGATGGTACGACATTTACTTTAACAACCCCAGCCGCTGCTGGAGACACGCTAGAGGTAATAACTTACGGCACTTCTCCTTTGCTAGATGTTCAGACAGGAGCAGCAGGAACAGACGCTTCTTATTCCTTAAGTGAAGGTAAACTAACTATACCTCGTGGTGATACTGGTGCTAATGGTACTGATGCAAGCGTTACAACTGCCAACGTAACTGCCGCAGGTGCGGCTATGTTAACTGGTGCTACGTTTACTGGTGATGTTACTTTTAATGAAAAGCTTGAATTTCAAAAAGGAAGCTTTTCTTCTTATCCTACTATAGAACACTGGCAAACTTCGGTTGGGGGCAGCAGTATAAATGGTTTAGTTATTGATGCTATAGATAGACTTGATATAAAATCTGATGTCTATACGAATTTAAAGTCTCTTGGAAATCGTATAAGACTTTATGGCGGCGGGGGTCATAAATTCTTAGAATGTAAGCTCGATGACGATGGCTTAAAAACAACGATATTATATCACGGTAATACCATTGAAACATTAAGAACAACATCAGATGGTATAAATGTTACTGGAAACGTGACAACCACTGGTACACTATCTACAGGAGATTACACACTTTCAAGTACCGATGGTACAAGTGGTCAAGCATTGGTAACTGACGGTAGTGGTAATGTTTCTTTTGGTGACGTTACCGTAGATGTTTCAGGCAAAGCAAACTTATCAGGCGCAGACTTTACAGGAGACGTAACAACCACAGGCAATGTTGGTATAGGTACTACTAGTCCTGCTAGAGCCTTACACGTAAACGCAGGTACAGCTAACGAAGTTGCTAGATTTGAATCTACAGACACAGCTTGTTTAGTTGAGTTTAAGGATACTACGGGAACAGCCTCTGTTGAAACTCGTAATGACTTTAGGTTTAGCGCAGGTGGCTCTGAACGCCTCCGTATCGCCTCATCAGGCAACGTAGGTATAGGTACTACTAGTCCTACAGAAGCCTTAGACGTTGTTGGCAACATCGCAGTAAGCGGCACAGTAGATGGTCGTGATATAGCCGCAGATGGGACTAAGTTAGATACATTAGATAAGGTCATTAAAAGAAACGCTTTGTTTCTTGTAGGTACTTACTCGCTCGGCCATACTGAAGCACAGTGGGGGAGTTATACTTACGTAGGCGGTCACACCAGTCCCCATAATGTAGAAGCCACTTTTGATATAAAGTCAACCAACTTTACTGGTTCCAACGCCAATGGTGATATTAATATGAAAGTAGCCATGACTGTTCCTACTGGTACAATCACTCCTTTTAATTTAGGAACATGTACAAATGTAAGTGGGTCTCAATATAGTTTAACAATCGCTGTGGACGGTGATATAACACCGTACCTGTCTGATTTCTGTGGTATTTCGGACAACGCTGCGGGTACAGGCACTTTAGCCGTACCTAATCGATATATGTACAACACCTTTACAGGTAAGACGGAAATTTCAATGGCAACTTATCAAAAGTCTGGCTATCCCACAGGCGGAGAGACAGTTTATCTACACCCATATAATTGGGAATCGGCTAATACAATAATAACTTCTAGAAATACTACCCACGATGTGAGGGGTTATTCTGTTCAACAACACAGTGCTATTAATATGAATTTAGGTGCAATAACCCTAGCCACAATAGTCACGCTTAGGGCTTTTGAAAATTATGGTGATAACACGCAGCTAAATGAGGGCTATGTCAGTTTTACTGAGAGGAAGATATAAAATGTATTATGTAGGTTATAACAAATTAAATGAAGACTCTCTTAAGGTACTCGTTTTAAGTTCAGAGCATACTGTACGAGAGGAAGCACACACAGCGGCAGCTGCTTTAGTTGAAAGTTTAGCTAATGATGAAGACGCATTGGAAGTAGTGAGGGGCGATAAAGTAAAGTATTCAGAAGAATCTGATTTTGTTTTTATCCCCCGTGTTACTTATGACATTACAAGATAAATAGAGGTAACTCATTATGACTAAGGCAAGAACCTTAGCAGACTTTAACGCAACGGGGGCACTTACGAGTGCCTCTACATTAAACCCAGCTAACTTAGACTCAACAGGTACTATTCCTTCAGCACTCCTTGCGGGTATTGGGGGTGGCGGTAAGGTCTTAAATGTAGTAGCAGCAAATTCAGGTACGACCACAACCACCAGCAGTTCGAGTTACACAGCAACAAGCTTAGCGGTGACCATCCAACCATCTGCTGTATCTTCTAAAGTTTTATTAACATTAGATTTAAACGGTATTATGACCGCAGCCCAAAACACTGGAGTAGGTTTTGCTCTTTATAAAACTGAAAGCGGAAATACAAGTGTAGTAGTGAACGATATATTAAAATACGCTGGTTATATGGGAAGCTCTATTAGCGGTGTTAATGATGTTCAAAACAGTGCTGGTTTCAGTCATCTTCACGTTAGTAACTCCACTAATTCTATAACATATAAAGTTTATATGAAGAAAACAACAGGCTCAGGCAATGTCAAGGTCAGCGCCAACGGACAAGAATCATCTCTAATAGCTATGGAAATAGCAGCATAAAGGATAACCAATGGAAGAGTTAAAACAACAAGTAGAACGCTTGGAGTGGCGAGTGGATCTACAGGACGAACAACTTAAGATGCTTACGGCTAACGCCAATGAGCTTAGAGGGATGCTGGATAGCATCAACCGCACCCTGCTACAAATCAAGTGGCTAGTTGTGGGCGGTGCTGTTGTTTATTGGGGTCAGTCTATGGGACTGTTCTCAGCCCTCAAACTACTAGGAGTATAATATGTTAGGTGTAACAGACTTGATTGCTGGTGTCTTTAAACCAGCCGCAGAGTTAGTAGACAAACTACACACTAGTGATGATGAACGACTAAAAGCAAAAGGGCATCTACTCGATGTCCAAGCTTCCGCTATGCAGCGTGTGTTTGACTACGAAACTTCTCGTATTGAAGGACAACAAAAGATTGTTGCAGCAGAAGCTCAAAGCGAACACTTCATCGTTGCCGCGTGGAGACCAATAACAATGTTAACCTTTCTTGCACTAGCTGTAGGCGATACCTTCGGGTTATTTGCTACGCCCCTTCGTGATGAAGCATGGGCGTTACTACAGCTTGGCTTAGGCGGCTATGTCGTAGGACGTAGTGGTGAGAAGATTGCAAAGGTTATGAAAGGATAAATTATGGATACTAAAATATTAGACGAACTACACGACAGTGTAGCTAAGGACTTGTTACAGAAAGTAAAATCAGGTGAAGCATCTGCATCAGAATTGTCAGTAGCGACTAAGTTCCTAAAAGATAATGGAGCTGTTCACGAGGTTGTAACGTCAGAGTCTCCTATGGCTAACTTACTGGAGGCATTACCCTTTGAGGAGATGTCCCATTGAGAAACTATAAGAAAGAATACGCTAATTACCATAGCAGCGACAAACAAAAGAAAAGAAGAGCAGCGCGTAACACATCGAGGTCGTTAATGATCAAGAAGAGGGGTGCTGCTGCTGTTGCTGGTAAGGACGTAGACCATAAAGACAGAAACCCGCAAAACAAATCTACAAGTAACTTAAGAATACAAAGTAAGAAAAAGAACAGGAGCAGAAATGGCTAGTAAAGGTTTATACGCAAATATTAACGCAAGAAAAAAGAAAGGCATTAGTCGATCTAAAAAGAACTCTACCGTCTCTAAAAAATCTTACGACAAACTTAAGATAGGTTTCAAGAAGAAGGATTAATAATGGAAAAGATGCCAGAGCAACTAAAAGACTTCCGTAACTTTATGTATATAGTGTGGAAGCATCTAAACTTGCCTGATCCCACTCCAGTTCAATACGATATGGCAGAGTACATTCAGAACTGCCCTCGTAGAGCAATCATTGAAGCATTCCGTGGTGTAGGTAAGTCATACATTACAGCAGCATTCGTGGTACACCAATTACTTCTCGATCCACAAAAGAAGTTCATGGTAGTGTCAGCATCAAAACAAAGAGCTGACGATTTTTCCACATTCACACAACGTCTAATCTTGGAACTCCCAATATGCCAACATCTCATAGCAACAAGTGAGCAAAGGTGGAGCAAGATTGCGTTTGATGTAAGACCCGCTTTAGCGTCTGGTAGTCCGTCAGTTAAATCTGTCGGGATTACTGGACAGCTAACGGGCAGTCGGGCAGACATCATTATCGCAGATGACATCGAAGTACCTAACAATTCTATGACGCAAATGATGCGCGAGAAATTAGGTGAAGCTGTTAAAGAATTTGATGCGGTACTGAAACCAGAGGGTAAGATTCTTTATCTTGGTACACCACAGTGTGAGATGAGTCTATATAACACACTCACAGAACGTGGTTATCAGATGAGAGTCTGGACAGCTAGATATCCGTCCATAGAGAAGGCTGAGAAGTCGTATGGCGCACGTTTAGCACCTACCCTTTGGGATGCCATGCACAATGCAGAAAGTCCCTTAGACGGGAATCCAGTCGATCCTCTGCGATTTGATGATGAGGACTTGATGGAACGTGAGCTATCTTACGGACGTTCAGGTTTTGCATTGCAGTTTATGTTAGACACAAGTCTAGCAGACATGGATAGATACCCATTGAAGCTTAATGATCTTATGGTGATGTCGATAGACAATGATAAAGCACCCGAGAAGCTCGTGTATGGCGTTATGAAGCCAGTTAGTGACCTACCTAATGTAGGACTGGCGGGTGACAAGTACTATGCCCCAGAAGCGATTCTAGGAGACTACATAGAGTACGATGGTTCGGTATTAGTGATTGATCCATCTGGTAGAGGTCAAGATGAAACAGCTTATGCTGTTGTTAAAATGCTTAATGGTTATTTATACGTTTCGGATTGTTCAGGTATTCAAGGCGGTTACGATGAAACTACGCTAACGAAGTTATCTCACATAGCGAAGGAACATAAAGTAAACGCTGTACTGGTGGAAAGTAACTTTGGTGACGGTATGTTTACAGAACTACTTAAACCTTTCTTGAAAAAGATATATCCAGTTACTACGGAAGAAGTCCGGCACAGTAAGCAGAAAGAACTACGTATTATTGATACACTAGAGCCTGTAATGAACCAACACAAGCTCATATTCGATCCTAAAGTTATCCAAAAGGACTTTGACAGCGTTCAACACCATCCCCCTGAGAAAGCTCAGAGGTATATGTTAACGTATCAGATGACTCGTATAACGAAGGATAGGGGATCACTAGCGCATGACGATAGATTAGATGCACTAGCGATGGGTGTAGCCTATTGGGTAGAACAGATGGCTGCTGATGTAGAAGAAGAGATGCAAGATAGAAAGAACAAGCTAATGATGGACGAGATAGATAAGTTTGTTAATGGCTATAATGTTAATTCACCCAAAAGAGCTAATACATGGATTTAAAAAAACTAATAATGCTCGTGTTCTTAAGTTCCTCTGTGCTGGCTAATGATGCAGAGCAGGGTGACTTTAGTAACAACACACAAGCAGAGACTATTACCACAACAACCAGCACTGTAGTAAGTCAAGAAGGTACACCAGTACCCACAGCAGTAGGCGCAGCTGCCCCAGTTTACAACCAAGATATTTGTGTTGTATCAAATGGGAGAGGGGTTCAGACTTTACAGATAGGCTTATCTTACGGTTCTTCTACAAGAGATGAAACCTGTGAGCTACTTAAGCTATCTAGGCAGTTAGAACACCTCGGCTTAAAAGTTGCTGCTACTAGTGTACTCTGTAATGACCCTAGAGTATTTCACGCGATGTTAAACGCAAAAACCCCATGCCCGATAGGAGGACTAATCGGTGATAAAGCAATTAAATACTATAAAGAACACCCTAGCATTGTGCCTGATGCTCCTGTTGTCAAACGAAGCAAGAGCGGGCGGTCTATACATTCCAAACACATTACAGGAAAGTATAAACGACATTGATAGCACTATTGATAAAGGATTGTCAGAGTTTACTCAAATGACTCAAGAGTCTATGGAGAGAGGCAACACTGTTATCTTTAATCAATATACAGGAAGCCAGTACAAGCTTAAGCAATACCAAATAAATGCTTTTAATACACTCTATACTGAGGGACTAGCTAATAGTACCCCAGAGGCTGTCACAGCAGTAGCCTTAGACAGTTTAATAGAAGACAAGCAGTATGACTATGAGGTTGCTAAAGAGTCCCTAATCGAAGCAGCAAGCGATATAGCACAGGTGACAGAGGTAGCACAGATAGTAGCCACTGGTAATCAGGAACAAGTGATAAACGCACAAGAGTATGCAGTTACAAATGACTTAGTTGAGATTAAGCAAGATGATGTAGAGCAGTATAACACTAGTATTGATTCTATGCTTGAAGCTTCCATGACAAAGAATATGATTGAAGCCTACTCACAAGACATACAGATAGTTGATACCATAGCTCAACTTGTAATAGACACTCAAACAACTCAAGCATTCTTTGATACAGTGACTATAACACTTGATGAACTCAACCCTACAGCTCTTACCGTAGCTTGGGACGAGTATAGTATGACTGTTGAAGGTGATATGCAGGACTACTATACACAAATCCCTAACTTGGAGACGATGCTAAGATGATGGACGTTAAAACATTCTCCGTATGGGTAGGACTAGCTAGTACAATCGCTGGTGCTGCCATTG